GTCCGTGCTTGAGAACGTCGGGTGGACCCCTTTACATGGATCGCAGGCCCTCGCCCTTGCATGCCCCGCCCATGTGATCCTTTACGAAGGCACACGCGGGCCAGGCAAGACCGACGCCCAGTTGATGGCCTTCCGGAAGCACGTTGGCCGCGGTTACGGGCGCTTTTGGCGCGGCGTGATCTTCGACCGCGAGTATAAGAACCTGGACGACCTTATATCGAAGTCGCTCCGCTGGTTTCCGCAGCTCGATGGCCCCAAGCCCAAGTTCCTGTCCTCAACCTCGGACCTCAAGTGGGTGTGGGAAACTGGGGAAGAGCTTCTGTTTCGGCAGGTAAAGAGGGACGCTGACTATTGGAATTATCACGGTCAGGAGTTCCCTTTCATCGGATGGAACGAGCTGTGCAAGTATGCCATGCCGACACTCTTTGACGCGATGTTCTCCTGCAATCGCTCGTCCTTTCGTCCGCAGGATCATCCGATCATTGACCCTAGCTCGTCGCAGATCGAATACCTGCCAGAGATTCCTCTCGTGTGCTTTGCGACGACCAACCCATACGGCCCCGGCCACAACTGGGTGAAGGAACGGTTCATCGATGCCGCCGAGCCCGGGCAGCTGATACGCAAGGACTACAACGTCTTTAATCCCCGGACACAGATGCGGGTTGACCTGGTCAAGTATCATGTCCGCATCTTCGGCAGTTACAAGGAAAATATCTACTTGGCCCCGGAATACGTCGCGGAGCTGGAATCGATCCGCGACGAGAACAAGCGGAAGGCCTGGTTGTGGGGAGACTGGGATATTGTGGCCGGCGGGGCCTTCGATGATGTCTGGAACGCCGGTGTCCACATCCTGCCCCGCTTCAAAGTTCCGCATAGCTGGCGGGTTGATCGCTCTTTTGACTGGGGCTCCACTCACCCGTTCAGTGTGGGCTGGTGGGCCGAGGCGAACGGGGAGGAGGCGATCATGCCGGACGGCACGACCTTCTGCCCTCCTGCCGGCACGCTGATCCGCATAGCCGAGTGGTATGGCTCAACAGGGCACCCAAACGAGGGTCTGAAGATGTCCGCCACCAAGGTCGCCAAGGGCATCATCGAGCGGGAAGCGGCGCTGGTTGCCGAGGGTTGGGTGGCGCGGCGGCCGTCGCCCGGTCCCGCGGATAATCAGATCAACAACGTGAACGAGCGGGACACCGATACGATAGCTAAAAAGATGGCGGACGAGGGCATCGACTGGGAGCCTTCGGACAAGGCCCCGGGATCGCGGAAGATCGGTCTTCAAGTTGCGCGCGACAGACTCGAAGCGGCAGTTGACGGGGTTGGCCCGGGCCTATACGTTACGGCGAATTGCCGCCAGTTTGTCAAGTATATTCCGACGCTGCCGAGAGACGAGGACAACATGGACGACGTTGACACGAGCGCAGAGGATCACATCTGGGACGACACGCGCTACCGCGTCTTGTCGGGCGGCGGGCGGTTCCTCGCCGATATCCCGACCACTTTTGTGAGCTGAGGGGGCATCATGGCCGTTGATACTGTTCTTCTTGCGTTGAGCGAGCGCATCCCCGACTACGAGCTGATCCGCGACTGTGTTGCTGGGCAGCGCGCGATGAAGAAGAAGCGCACACGTTATCTGCCCGACCCTGATCCCAACGAGCCGGACGAGAAGGCCCGAGAGGACCGCTACGAGAGCTACCTCGGCCGCGCCGTGTTCTACGGTGTGACGGGGCGGACATTGCGCGGCCTGGTGGGTCTTGTGTTTCAGACCGACCCCGCGGTTCAGGTTCCGACCCTGCTTGAGCCCCTCCTGGTCGATGTTGACGGCTCGGGCATGAGCATCAACCAGCAGGCGGCCAAGACGTTGTCCTCGACCGTGTCGCTGGGGCGCGCCGGGCTGCTCACCGATTACCCGCGCACCGCGGGGCCGGTGACTGTGCTCCAGGCCCAGCAGGGCAACATCCGCCCGACCATCACGCGCTACGAGCCGGAGCAGGTCATCAACTGGCGCACCGTCACCGTCGGCAGTCGCGTTTATCTGAGCCTTGTTGTGCTCAAGGAGCAGGTCGTTGTCGATGATGATGGCTTTGCCGAGGACTTCGATATCCGATACCGCGTCCTCCGGCTAGTGCCGGGCGTCGGCGGTCTCGTTTATCAGGTGGAATTGTGGCCAGACGGGAACGGGGGCCAGCCGAGCGAAACCTACATGCCGACCGACGGCAATGGCGCACCCTTCCGGGAGATCCCGTTTACCTTCGTCGGGGCTGAGGAAAACACGGGGGCAGTTGATCGTCCGCCCCTGCTCGACCTGGCCGAGCTCAACAAGGCGCACTTTTGCAACTCTGCGGACTATGAAGAATCGTCCTTTATCTGCGGCCAGGCGACCCCAGTCTTGACCGGGCTTACGAAGCAGTGGGTAGACGAGGTTTTGAAGGGCAGGATCCGCTTCGGCTCACGCGGGGCAATCGCCCTGCCGGTCGGCGGAGACGCCACGCTTTTGCAGGTTGCGCCAAACCAGGTTTGCAAGGAAGCGATGGAGCACAAGGAGGCTCAGATGGTCGCCCTCGGTGCCAAGCTCGTTGAGAACACGGGAACACAACAGACAGCCACCGAGGCGGCGATTGACAGCGTGATGGATAACAGCGTTCTCGGAACGGCCGCTCGCAACGTGTCCGACGCCTACCGCAAGTGCTTGCGCTGGGCGTGGCAGTTTGTTGACGGCGCAGTGGTCACAGATCTTGAGATCATCGACTACGAGCTGTCTACCGACTTCGCCGCCGCCTCGCTTGGGCCGGCCGAACGGGCGGACATCGTCGCCTCCTGGCTCAAGGGAGCGATCACTTGGGATGAGATGCGTTGGAACCTCAAGAGGGCCGGCGTCGCCTATGAGGACGACGAAGTAGCCAAGGAGTCCATCGCATCGGCCCGAGAGGAGGCGTTGGCGCTCGAAGCCGACGCCACCGGCGACATGACGGACCCAGCCAATGCTCAGTGAAGAACTAGTTGACATTGCCACACGGCATCAAGTTTATCTTGAGCGGTTCAAGGCTGGGCTGCTCAAGGCGACGGATCAGCTTTTCGTCCAGCTCAATCGTGACCTGGTCGCCCTGCTCAATCGCTTTGGCGTTGAGCGGATGGGCGTGTTGACCGCCGTCCAACGTCGCCGCCTGCTGGACGCGCTTCGCGACGGGCAGGCGGGGGCCTATCAGGAAAGGATTGATTCCCTCCTGAGCGAGTTCGTCGCCCTCGCGCAATTCGAGCAGGAGTTTGAGCTCGAATCCATCAACGAAGTCCTCGTCCCTGAGATCGAAGCGGTCACCGAGGACGACGCAGCCCCCGTGTGGGCATTCGTCCAGGAACAGCCTATGGGCTCGACCGGGGCGCTGCTTTCTGTGTGGCTCGTCGGCTGGGCGGCAAACGAGGTGCGGCGATCAACCGATCTTATGCGGCGTGCCGCGGCAGAAGACTGGACAAGGGCGCAGGTGATCCGCGCTTACCGCGGCACCAACGAAGGGCGCTTCGTGGACGGTTTGTTTGGCAGTGCCCGGCGCAATACGTCGGCAACGATCAACACGGCTGTCCAGCATGTTTCCGCAAGCGCCCGCGCCCGGACGATGGACAAGACGATCTTCAAGCTCCGTGGGGCAGGGCGGATCAAGGTGACAGCGGAGGGGACGGTTTCCTCCATCACGAGCCGCGCAGCCAAGCGCGCCGGGATCAAGGTCGGGGACAATGTTAAGTTGATGGGCTACCGCTGGATATCCATCCTTGACAACAAGACGTCTCAAATCTGCCGGTCACTCGACCAGCAGGTGTTTAAGTTTGGCAAGGGGCCTCTGCCCCCTGCTCATGTTAACTGCCGCTCAAGCATCACGGCGGAGATCGCTGGGCGCTACTTGAGGCGCGACGCTTCCGGTCGCTTTACGCGGCGGGATGAGCGGACAGCGACAGGTGCGGGCGGTGTAGAACCAGTTGACGGCGGGGCCACATATTACGAGTGGCTTAAAACACAACCCGCCGCCTTTCAAGATGACGCTTTAGGGGTGACAAGAGCGGAATTGTTTCGCAAGGGTGGGATGAGTGCCGCAACCTTTGCGAAGTTGAACCTTGGTCGGAACTTCAAACCCCTGACCTTGGATGAGATGCGGAAGCTCAAACCCAACGCCTTCCGGCGTGCTGGCCTTTAAGGGAGAACTATCATGCTCAAGCGTATCCTCGAAACACTGGACGGTCTGGACGAGGCCGTCAAGGCGTTCTACAAGCAGGGGGCGGACGGTAAGTTCGTCCTCCAGGTCGATGGCAAGGACGTGGAAGACGTCACCGCGTTGAAGAACGCCAAGGAGCACGAGAAGAACCTCCGTGTGGCAGCCGAGAACGACGCTAAGGCCGCCAAGGACGCGGCGACGGCAGCGACCGCACAGATCGAAACCCTGACCAACGACCTGACCGCCGCCAAGGCCGACAAGGGCAAGGACGTCCAGGCCATCGAAGCCTCATGGCAGCAGAAGCTGGATGCGGCCATCAATGCGGCCAAGAATGAGACCTCGTCCCTCACCGGTGAGATCGAGCGTCTGCTCGTGACCAACACGGCGGTGGCCACGGCGGCTGAGATCAGCACCGTGCCAGAGCTGTTTCAGGACGTGATCCAGAAGCGTCTCAAGGTCGAGAAGGGCGCGGATGGGCGCTACTTCACCCGCGTGCTGGACGAGGCCGGTGCCCCGTCGGCAAAGACGCTTGACGAGCTCAAGCAGGAACTGCTTGCCAACCCGAAATATGCCGCTATTATTATCAGCGGTAAGGGTTCTGGCGGCGGTGCCGGCGGACCCGGCTCGGGCGGCGGTGCCGCCGAGAAGAAGTGGCTCGATCATACCGATGAGGAATTGATTGCGCTTCGCAAGGAAGACCCTGCCCGCTATGACCGGCTCCGCGCCGAGCACCAGAAGGGCAAGTAATCCTATCTCGCCCTCGCACCCAACAAACCCCAGCACACGGAGAATACCATGTCTCGCCTTGCCAACATCATCGATGTGACCATCTTCAACGACCTCCCGGCCGAGGACAGCCCCGAGAAGACCGCTTTCTTCGCGTCCGGCGTTATCGCGCGCAATGCGATGCTCGACAACCTGGCCAACTCGCCAGGCAAGACCGCCGAGCTCCCGTTCTGGCGTGATCTCAACGCAGCCGATGAGCCCAACTACTCCAACGACGCCCCCGGCGATGTTGCCGTGCCGAAGACCATCGAGCAGGGCGAGCAGATCGCCCGCAAGGCGTTCCTGAACCAAGGCTGGTCGGAGTCCGATCTTGCCGCAGAGCTCGCCATGGGCGGCAATGCCATGCGGCGCATCCGCGCCCGTGTGGACAGCTATTGGACGAAGCGTTGGCAGCGCCGGCTGGTGGCGAGCTCGATCGGCGTTCTTCTCGCCAACGTCGCTCAGGACAGCTCGGACATGGTCCATGACATCTCGATCCAGGACGGCGACGCTGCCACGGCCGCAAACCTGTTCTCGCGGTCGGCCCTCATCTCGGCCACTTTCACCCTCGGTGATCGCTGGGACGGGATTCGGACCATGGTCGTCCACTCGGTCGTCATGCAGCGCATGATCGAAGGGGATGACATTGTCTATATCCCGGACTCGCAGGGGCAGCTCACCATTCCGACCTACCTCGGTCGTCGGATCGTGGTCGATGACGGTGCCCCCGTCATCGCCGGCACCACCAGCGGGTTTCGTTACGTCTCGATGCTCTTCGGCGAAGCCGCCTTCGGTTACGGCGAAGGCACCCCCCTCGTTCCGACCGAGGTCGAGCGCGAAGCGGCGCAGGGCAACGGTGCCGGTGTCGAGAACCTCTGGACCCGCAAGACGTGGGTGATCCACCCCTTCGGCTATCAGTTCACCAGCAACACGGTGACCGGCCCGACCGGCAAGACTGTCAACAACATCTCGCCGACGGATGCCAACCTTGCTTTGGCTGCCAACTGGGATCGGGTGATCGACCGGAAGAACATTCCGCTCGCTTTCCTCATCACCAACGGTTAACCCAAGGGGAACGGGGGCTTCGGCCCCCGTTTTTCTTCCAACAAGAAAGGACATCCGATGGCCAAGGCCCCGAACAATCCGGACCCAAAGTCCGAGACGCCTGCCCCCTCCCCGACCCCCGCACCTGCGCCCGCCTCGCCTTGGGCAAAGGCTGGGGACAGCGCGGAGATTCCGCAGCCCGTCACGACCGCCGCAACGCCGGCCCCTGCCCCTGCCGTTGACGAAGAAT